CAGACGAAGCGCAAGAAATCCTGTCCAAGAAATCGCCAGCAAAACCAGCACGCGGGAAATCAGTACCAGCGAAATCCCCCGACCTTTCAAGCGTTATCGCACAAGCACTCGCGAAAGCACTCGGAGAGGCTGGCTTGTAATGAAATGCGAACACCACTTCTCGGAAACGTGTCTCGCTATTGGGTGCGATGGAAAATGCGCTCACCGATACTGCAAGAAATGCGGAGCGATTATCACGCTTGACCGCTAGGCAGATAGTCACACCGGACACGTCTCCCGCCACTACGGCGGGGGGCGTGTTTTTTTATGGCCAAGTACGTATCACCAAGTCTCCTAACGGATCGTAAATTTATCCGTATTCTCCCTGGCACTCGCCCGATTAAACCCGCAGCTAGTAGGAAGTGACCCCAGTTATTATAATACGACCCCCAGTGTGCGGACACTATCCCACAAAATATTTTTCACAGTATATTGGACATTACGGCTATATAGTGTCTAAATATATGCCTATATACGGCGTGTCGTAAAGTCATATCGTTCGGTTATGCCTATCTGAACGGGTTAGTATATAGTGTAGTAGTAATGCGAACGGAAGTCCCTAGTGAGCATTACCAAAGGAAGCAAGCCTTAATGGCTTGCCTCGAGGGGGGTAGTGAGCATTGCTTAAGGCAATGCGAACGATAAGGGGGGAATGGTTTTATATGGAGGTTTTTATATGGCTGCTAAATCGGGAACTGATAATCATAATGTTCTGAAATTAAGGGAAGCGAAGGAAAAGGTTCTTGCTTTTGTGAAGCAAGGTCTCTCTGTTCAAGATGCTATCCTGAAGGCTGATCGTAAACCTGAAGTCTTGAAAGACTGGAAAAAGGACGAAAGATTCTGGAAGCAACTTGAGGCTGCTAAGACCGAAGGTGAACAGACTCTCAGCATTGTCTCAGGTGATGCTAAATATAAAATTTCTTTTGAAGAGTTCTCTCGCGAGTTTCTAGACTCGCCTATCTTTCCTCATCATAGATCCTGGATTGATATCCTGGAAGGACGGGAACCTTCCTACATGCATGATGCGATGACCTATGAAAAGAACTCTGCCAAAAGACTTCTGATCAATGTGCCTCCTGAACATGCTAAGTCTACAGTGATCACTGTGAACTATGCTGTATATCGAATCGCTATGAATCCCAATGTGAAGATTACTATTGTCTCTAAGACTCAAGAGCGTGCTAAGGAATATCTCTATTCCATCAAGCAACGCCTGAGCCACGAGCGGTGGGCTAAGATGCAAGCAATCTATGGATCTGCTGGTGGCTGGAAAGCCGACTCTGATTCTTGGAAGGCTGATAGAATCTATATAGCCCGTGACTCCACAGAAAAAGATCCTACTGTACAGGCTCTTGGTATTGGTGGTCAGATTACTGGTGCTCGTGCTGATCTTATTATCCTTGATGACGTTGTGACCACTTCCAATGCTCATGAATGGGAAAAGCAACTCCTATGGCTACAGCGAGATGTTATCACTCGTCTAGGTGATTATGGTAAGTTGCTTGTTGTAGGGACACGTATTGCCCCTAATGATCTTTATCGTGAATTGAGACAAGCAGAACATTGGGCTTCTGGAAAGTCTCCCTTTACCTACATGGCTATGCCAGCGGCTCTTGAAGTCTATGATGACCCAGAAGAATGGGTTACACTATGGCCTAAGTCCCATATACCATGGGAAGGTGCTGATGATGATATTAAGCCAGATGCAGATGGTCTCTATCCTAAGTGGAATGGACCAGCACTCTTTAGACGTAGATCAGAAGTATCTGCATCAGCGTGGGCTTTGGTTTATCAACAACAGGATGTACAAGAAGATTCAATATTCCCTCCCCTAGTGGTGCAGGGATCAATAAACGGAATGCGTAAACGCGGACCGATCAAGCCAGGTACTGCTGGACACCCAAAAGACGCAAGTGCTCTATACACAATTATGGGATTAGACCCAGCCATGTCAGGGAATACCGCAGCAGTAATTCTGAGCGTAGATCGAATAACGCGTGCACGATACGTTCTTGATGTTGAAAATATGAAAGATCCTACTCCACAAAAGATTCAAGAACTTATTGAGACTTGGGTGGAGAAGTATCGACCACATGAACTGCGCATTGAGACGAATGCTCATCAGAAGGCTTATGCCTTAGATGATACTCTTCGTTCTTATCTAGCATCGAATGGTGTGCGCTTCTCTAGTCAGTTTACTGGCAAGAACAAGTGGGATACTTCCTTTGGTGTTGCTGCTATGAGTGGACTTTTTGGAACTGTAAGAAACAATCAGCATCAAGATGATAACCTCTTAGAACTTCCATCTCAAGAAGGCTCAGAAGGAATCAAGGCTTTAATACAACAATTGATCACATGGAAACCAGATACCAAAGGTAAGACGGACTGTGTAATGGCATTATGGTTCTGTGAACTACGTGCACGTGAAGTTATCAATAATGGAAAAATGAATCAAACCCATCTAACTAATAAATGGGCTACTAGAAAACAATTGCAAACTCGTGGCGTAATTAATGTCAACGATTATGAGATGGCTCAATACGAATAGGAACAAAATGGCTGTAGATATTAAGCAGATTGCGCGTAAGGTTGAAACCCTTAAGCAACGCTATTCTGCACGTGATGTGCGTATGGGCAACATTCTCAATGTTCGCAAAGGAAAGATGACTCAGGTTTACTCTGAGTATTTCCCAGAAGGTTCTGATGCAGCAATGACTGCAAACTTCATCGATGTTGCTGCTCATGATCTAGCAGAAGTCCTTGCTCCTCTCCCATCATTTAACTGTTCTACAACTAATACTGCATCAGATCGTGCTCGTGCATTTGCTGATAAGCGCGGAATGATTGCAAATAACTTTATCTATCAATCACGCCTACAATCACAAATGTACAAGGGTGCTGACTGGTACTTTACATATGGCTTCTTGCCAATCCACGTAGAGCCAGATTTCGAAGGCAAGGCTCCACGCGTTCGCGTAGAAGATCCAATGGGTGCTTACCCAGAGTTCGATAGATTTGGTCGTTGCATCTCCTATACAAAGAGATACAGCAAGACTATTCTTGAACTCCTCAATGATTATCCTGAGTTTGAGAATATCATTCTTGGCAGAATGGGTACTCATCAGAACTTAAACACTCCTATTGAGATTATCCGCTATACAGATAAAAACTGCATTGTTCTTTATGTACCAGAACGCAATAACTTAATTCTTAATCAGTCAGTAAATCCACTTGGCAAAATGCTTGTACATGTTGCTGTTCGTCCTGGAATTGACGAAGAACCACGTGGACAGTTTGACGATGTTCTATTCGTGCAATTGGCACGTGCTCGATTTGCAAACCTTGCAATGGAAGCAGCAGAAAAGTCAATTCAAGCACCGATTGTTGTACCAAATGACGTAGTAGATTTTCCGATGGGACCAGATGCGATCATTCGCACAGCGCAACCTCAAGGAGTTGGACGAGTACGACTCGATGTTCCAACTGCTGCTTTTCAGGAACAAGCATCATTGCAATCAGAATTGCGCATTGGTTCTCGTTATCCTGAAGGAAGAACCGGAAACATTGACGCCAGTATTATTACTGGTCAAGGTGTTCAGGCTCTTCTAGGAGCATTTGACTCTCAAATTAAGGCAGGGCAAACAATCCTTGCTGAAACATTTGAAGATGTTATTATGACATGCTTCGAAATGGATGAAGTTCTTTTCAATGTAGAGAAGAGCGTTAGAGGTGTTGCACAGGGAACTCCATACGAGTTAAAGTATACGCCAAGCAAGGACATTAAGGGCGATCATTCAGTTGAAGTTCGATATGGCTTGATGGCAGGTTTAGATCCTTCACGTGCTCTCATCTTTTCACTACAAGCACTTGGTGCAGATCTTGTATCTAAAGACTTCATTCGACGCGAACTACCTTGGTCCGTAAACGTTACAGTTGAAGAACAACGTATTTCAATTGAAAAAATGCGTGAAAATCTTACCTCTGCTATTACAGCAAGTGCTCAAGCAATTCCAGCAATGGCTGCACAAGGTCAAGATCCATCTAAGTTAATTAAGAATATTGCTGACATCATTACTCGTACGAGAAGTGGTGAAAGCATAGAGGCTGCTGCTCTAGCGGTGTTCACACCGCCTGCGCCACAAGCGCAACCAGAGCAGGCAGGGATGGTTCCACCAGGTTCACAAGCACCAGTTGAGCAGGCTACCCCGTCCCAACCCGCTCCTGGACCCGCTTCTGGTGGAACCCCTTCACCTCAACAAGGACAACCAGATCTACAATCAATTTTAGCAGGACTGCAGGCACAAAGATAATTTAACTAGGACGGAATAATGACAACAATCATTGGTATTGAAAGCGATCATGCTGCAACAATCATGGCAGATAATCGCGTAACTGATGATAGTGGAAAAGTCTATGGACATCCTGATGTAGTTAAAGTAACAAAAACAGGGCAGTATCTTATTGCCGGTTCTGGTGAAGTTCTTCCATGTGATATTGCACAGCATTCATGGAAACCACCACGCGTTACTGTATTAGCACAAAAAAATCTATATAAATTTATGGTTAGCAAGGTGATGCCATCACTGCGCAAATGCTTAAAAGATAATGGTTATAACTTTGATGGAGAAGGCGAAGATAGATTTCAATTTCTTATTGCTGTATGTGGTCAGATATTTGAAGTTGATGATGATCTTGGCTTAACTAAAACAGCAAATGGTATCTATAGTATAGGTTCTGGTTCTGCATATGCATTGGGAGCATTGGCAGCAGGAGCCACAATGAAGCAAGCAATGGAAATATCGAGTGAACTTACAGCATTCACTTCTGGTCCATACATAACAATGATTCAAAAGAAATAACGAGGAGATAAATGTCTAACATTGCACCAATTGCCATGCCAGGGGCTGACTCTAATCGTACTGATAAGGGATTACTCGCACGGGTTCAACGTGTTCAACGTGATGCAAAGATTCAAAACGCTTCCGGTGGTACATATAATGAACGTAATACTCTTAATCAACTTGCTTCTGGTGCATCAACTGATGCAAATGCAGAACAATCTTCTGTTGCAATGCCACTAGGTAATGGAATTCCTGCATCAAACCCAGCAATTCAATCAGAAACAGCATTTACTCCAACCGATGGAAGTCAACCAATTACAAGTGGTGTTCCATATGGTGGTGGTCCTGGACCAGAATCTCTTATGCCACCAGTTGATACTGTTGACAATGGTGAAATTTTAGCACGTGCTATGTATCTCGCAAATCCAACCCCGCAAAATAGGCTGTTGGTGGAAGCCTACAACGAAGCGAGGGGTTAATGGCATACGGCAATACACAACGTGACCTAGAACTCCGGGTCATGACTGAAATGGCTGGACTCAGCCAGGATAAATACAATAACTTTAATAAAATTATTGCAAAGTATCCAAATCTAAGTAAAGACCTAGTTATGTCTATGGTTAATACTAACATGACTGTAGATACTCCTGGTATTGAAAAGATTACATCTCTTGATGGCATCAATCAACTCAAATCTGCTGCACAAAAGGCTGCATTTGATACTGGTATTAAACCACTTGATATGAAATCATCAACACCCCTTGGAACTCAACTATCTAAACCATTTAAGCCAATATATGAACCTTTAAAAGCAGCATCAAGGGCTATTTTTGCAACAGCACGTATGCCCTATGAGGGACTAACAGTAGCAATGCGCGATGCAGGAAATGGAAAATATGGAAGTATTCTTCCTGACATTTTTAGCACTCAAACAACTGTAGGTTCTTTGCTTAAAAGCGAACTATTTAAGGGTCAAAATGCAGATGCAGGAAATGGTTTCTTTGTAGATACAAAATCTCCTGTTGGCCAAATGCAGGCAACAGCAATGAAGTCTGCTGGAACAATCGGAAATGATTCTTATACACTTGGAAGATATAACGCAGCAAAATTAGGACTACATCCTGCAACAATTCCATATAAG